ACTTGAATCAAGTTACCCCAGAACAAGAATTTATTATAGCCCGTCATTCTAGGATGGTGGGGAGAGTATTAGATTTAATTGAAGCATCTATGCCCGAAGGAACCCAATGTGAGAAATTTAAGAAATTAGTCCAAGTTCCTATGTATGATTTTAGAAATGAGGTATTAAAATTAGTTTCTTTAGGTTTAGATTAGCGTTAATTATATATAAACTATAGAAAACGTTCCGTTTTTGTAGAAAACATAGTATAATAAACCGTGTAACTATATAATAGTTGCGGGATTTAGAAGGTCGGAAGTGGCTTAGACCAACCTTCTTAGGATATCTTATTATATACTAGGAGGGTATTATGGCAGATGACACGCTAAATCGGATAGAGAAACATATGGAGGGCAACACGTTGGCCCTTTCTGCTGTTGCGGAAGTCTTACAGAAGATGGATGATCGTTTTCTTCGTGATGAAGATGCGGTTATTGCAAAGCAAGAGCAGGCATATGCTGTAGATGAACGGAGTGCTATGGTGAAAGCTATTGCTTCTGAAGTCTATGGTATGATGAAAGCTGATAATGGAATGGATGTAGATGGCACGAAGGTACGGTCTGGTACTAAGATGAAGGGTAGGGGCGAAGATGTAGAATCTCCGGTAAATCCTACTACTAAGATTGCAGACCAGCAAGCTACCATTCAAGCAGCTAGGGACGAAGAAGAAGAAGACGAAGAGGAAGTAAAAAAGGAAGGGGATGAGGAAGACGAAGATAAAAAGAAATTTAACTTCGACAAGGAACACGATGGTGCTGCGGAGCATCCGAAAGATGAAGAGGAATTGCCTAAAAAAGGTATGTATAAAGGCGATGACGAAGATGAAGAAGATAAAGATCTAGAAGAGATGGCTAAGGAACTTGATGCTTTGAAAAAGCAGATAGCAAGTACTGAGTCCAATATGCAAAAGGCGGTGCAAGCAGAGTCGGAGCAACGGCTTCGGAAGATGGGATTTAGAGAGGAATTGGGTCTACAAGCCCCCCAACAGATTCACCCACTAGGAGTGGACGGTACTACGCCAATCGTAAAGGGTAGTGATATGCTTGATACGGTTGACCAGTTAGCTGGTATGTCTTATAAAGAATTGCGTAACCTCCAAGCCAATATTGAAATGGGAAATACTGAAGGGGTGCCAAGGGAATTACTGGGTTAAATTCAAATTAAAGGAGTCACACTATGGCTAATCCTAGTCTATCAGAATATCTAGCACAGTCGCAGCGTGGTCTGTATCAGTCGGTGTTCGGGCCTGAATACCTGATGAAACAGTCCTATTTCACTGTTGATACTGCTACTGGTATTTTCAATACAACTTATGGACGCAAGGTGTGGCAAGCTTTGAACAACCAGACTCGTTTCTTCAACGCTATCCCAAGGGTAGTTTGGGGTAATACGGCTGGTTGGCGTGTTCGTTCAGACCGTGGTTCTGGACGCTCTCGCCCCGTTACTGAAACGGGCAGTCTCCCAACCGTGGATGTTTCCAATATTGAGACTATATCGAGCTTGCCTCGTATAGTTTCCACGACCTTCGGTGCTTCCGTGAAGTCCGTCTTCACGGCTCAGTTGGAAGGTGGTATTGGGGATGTGCTGGCGATGGAGAATGAGAACTCTCAGCTTGACCATATCAAAGAAATCAATGAGGAGTTGCTGGCGGGTAGTGCGTATCTCGTATCTGCTGGTTCAACAACGGCCTTCACAGTACCCGCTAGTATCGCCCACCACTTTAAGATTGGCGATGCTGTCTCTATGAATAACGTAGGGACGGGCTTTGACAGGACTTCTGGTTCTGTTGTGTCTGCGGTCAACACCTCTACTGGTGTTGTTACAATTGCCACTGGTACTGCTTTTGCAGATGGTGACCTCGCCACGATTTTCACCCGTGCAGGGTTCACCTCTCTCGATGACGTTGTAGCAGAAGATGCTATGGTTGTCGGTGGTGGTTCTGGTGGAGCCAACGTTAGGGCTTACGACCTAACTCAGGCTGGTCGGACTGCTGGTGATTGGAATGCTGCTGCCAGCGTTCAGTTGAACAGTGGTACTGGTCGGGCTTTGTCTCTAACTCACCTGGACACCGCTATCCAAAAGATACGGGAAAATGGTGGAGAGCCGAAGCTAATCCTCTTGGGCCACGATCAATACTTTAACCTAGAGCGTTTGTTAAATTCTAACCAACGTTACATGGGTCAGGAAGAGTATCAGGTTGGTGTGGGTTCTGAGCGAACCTTCCCTGGTACCCGTACTGGTTTGGTCTTAGCTACGTATCAGGGCATACCAATTCTCCCTGATGCGGATGTGCCTAAGTCGGTTGCCTCAAATGATTCAGTCTTGGGTTCCAACATCTACGTGTTGGATACTGACTACATAGAAATTGCAGTTGCTCAACCTACTCAGTATGTTGAGAACCGTGACTACTTCGCTGCCAATGCCTTGGTGGTGAGGGGTTTGCTCTATACAATGGGCGAAATGCGGTGCAAAAATATGTGGGTTCAGGCTAAGATTGGAGACTTGAACGCTTCCTAATTTTTCTGGGGGTGGGAGCCTGATGGCTTCCGCCCCCTTTTCGGAGTTATTATGCGCATTAATCGACCTAAGTACCCCACATTAATCCGTTATGATGATAATGATAAACCTTTAGATCATTATAAAAAATCTACTCTACCTAAATTTGGCACTAATAATCCTATTATTGTATTAAGGAAAGTGCAACATGACCCAGATGAACAATCAGAAGAAGTCGTTGAAGAACGATGAACTAGATGTCAAAGTTGCAGTCTATATGGAACGTCTTGATACTTATATACAGACTTCCACAGAATTAAATAGAACCTTAGTTGCTGGATTAGAAAGAGTTAATACTGAATTAGATGAATTGAAACATTGGCGCACTAAATTTTATGGTGCCAAAACTTTAACCATGATGCTCTTTGCCATGTTTGCTCATGCAGGAGTAGTCCTAGCTGCGATAATTGGTATCTTAACTTGGTATTCCAAATCCCCAAATTAACATTAGGAGTCTTGCATGGCTAATGAACGACATAATGATGCACGGGGCTGGGAAGTAGATTCGTCTACTCGTCAATCTGTCCATCCTTATACAAAATATTCCCCCTTTAGAACGGCAACATCTACGACAGCAGCAAATCTATTAGCAATTGATAGGGGTGAGATTGCCGTTAACTGGGTTACGAACCCTAGAGTAGAGGCTGCTGATGTTACAATGTTTACGGCTACAGGGTCAGCTATATCTAGAAGTACTGCCCAACAGTCTGTTGGTACAGCGTCCCTCCTCACCAATCCAGGGAACTCTGCTGCTGGCGAGGGTTTTTATTGGGCGTCTCCTAATATTGGTTTTACAGTAAGCCCTCAACACATAACGGCTCAATGTGAAGTTAGGGGAGCTTCTGCGTCAGGAAGTGTTAAGATACAGATTACTGATGCTTCGGGAACTGAATTGGCTACCTCTGCTGATACTAACTTAACCACTAGCTTTGCACGTATTACGGCTTCTTATTCAATAGCGGGAAGTACTACAGGAGCAGTGTATAGAGTTTATGTTGTTAGTGCTGCTAACCATAACATTGACTGGTATACTGATAAGATTATGTTTGAAGTACGGGAAGATACTAATGCTGTATCTACTTATGTTGATGGAGCGTCTGGATTGAATTACGAATGGTCGGGAACTGCCAATGCTTCTACTTCTAGGAAGCGTCCTGGTATGTCTGTTATACGTGGTATACAGATTAAGAATGAATCAGGTACCAGTGCTGAAATTGTGTATGTAGCTTTTGATGTAACTGCGTCCTCTAGTACGGGAATACCTGTATTGGCGGGAGCCACATATGAATCTAATTTCCCCGTAGACTTTAGGGATAATGTTTCCGTAGTATCTGCGTCTGGAACTCCTACGGTTAGTGGGGTCATCTGGGGAGTCCATAGCTAATGACAACCGCTACTATTAAGACTGTAGTAGGCAATATTCCAAGTCCCTCTAACTGGGCTTTTAATAATGAGATGTATCAAACAGTTGGTATTGATGCTACCATACTGCCCATTGAAAAGCAAGATAGTGGTAAGGTTTCTTTAGAAGATATTTCTGATGCCCTTGATGAATATAAACGTTTGCTTAAAGCGGGAATAGCATCTAAGGCAGAAACTATAACTCTCGCTAGGGCGTATCCAGATGACCTAACTTATTCTAAAGCTGTCTCTAAACTTAGTGAAGGCGATCCTATGATTTTAGGTGGCCCCGCATCTGTAGAATTAATTGATAGGGAAGGACATTTAATTACTACACAAGCCCTAGAAAAAGCTTTCACGAAGTATATGGGAAATTTTCGTACCCGGAATACAATGGTACTTCATTCTGATGTTCAAGTTGGGTGGGCATTACCCGCATATATTACTAGGGGTGGACAGATATTTAAATCTGGTGTAGGAGCGGAAGGACTTTTCTTCATTACGGAATTGCGGGATGACACCAAAATTGCCCAACGGGTTATGGATCAAGTGAATGAAGGTAAGCTAAAGAGTTATTCGATTGCGGGAAGCGCAACCAAAACTCAACAAATGCAGAAAGGTTTACAACCCTATATGCAAGTAGACGAGATGGAACTCGCAGAAATTACAGTTTGTGAGAAGGGTGTAAATCAAAGTGCTGTATTTGATATACTGAAGGCTGAAGGAGCCGTTGCTACTTGTATTGACGGTAGTTGTCTGATGGATAAACAGGAATGTAATGGTAGTTGCTTTCTCCAGAAAGAAGAAGGTAAAATTACTCAGCCAGATTCAGGCTATAGAAATGCTACTGATGTTGAAATGAAAAATGGGATTATGTGTGGTACCTGTAAGTTCTTTAATAAGCAGGAACAAACTTGTGATATAGTTGAAGGCATGATTGAAGACCACATGTACTGTAAGATTTTTGCACCGCTAGATGAATCTCCAACTATTGATGAAGGAAGGGAGTTAACTATGTTAATGGAAAAAGCAGATGGGTCAATTGATTTTACTGGGTCTTTCTTGGAATGGATGGCGAAACAAGGCAAACCCTCTTCTCCAAAAGATATGGCTGCGACCTTTGCAACCCTATTGAATACTGGGGGAAGGGAATCAGAACACCATCAATTATTACGGGAGTACGGATTTCCTTCTGAGCAACCTCAAGAAGCCATGCGGTATACTCCAGTTATAGAAACTGAAACGGATGACTTCGGTATACCTATACATATGAAACCGCCTTGGGTAGTGAATGAAGCTGGGTCAAATCTGGGAACGAAACTGGATGCCGATGCTCCCACTTACGATACTTCTTTAGCTGCTAAGGCACATAAGGCTATGAAATCGAGTATGCATCCTTGGTATTCTACAGAAATAAAGGTGGCTTTCCCTATTCGGAAATCTTTTGCCAAATGGTTTCGTGATAATGAGTTCTATCTATAATCATAATATCTAATATTACACCCCCATTAAGGTTGACTTTCTGATTTCTTGATGTATAATAAAATAGGACAAGAAATCGGAGGGGGAATAAATGATAGTCATGTTTTTAATATTAGGTGGGTGTATAGGAGTACTTTATTTTGTGGGGTGCATTTCAAGAAGGAGTCAGGGTATGACTTTTGAAGAATGGGAGTACAAACAAAACAATAAATCTACTAAAGTTATTCCCTTATATGATCAAAGAGATGATTGGTATCGCTACATGTAGGAGGGAATTATGTTCAGACCCCAAATTTTACTTTCTATTCTAATCCTTGGCCTCGTTGCTGTATATTCATTACAGCTAGATTCAATTGAAATTACGACAGGCTGCATTACTTTGTTGGGCGCATTAGGAATGAAAATCTTGGAGTCTGACAAGTGAAAAAGAGTTGGATACGCTGCCCAGGTTGTAATCGCAAGCAACATGCGAAAACAACTAAACCAGGAACTATGTGTACTCCCTGTGCTAAACAGGGGAAAACTGCACAGGTAGGTAAATTTAGATAACTACGGAGGAATAAGATGGTTGAGTGTTTCTGTGATGTTAATGCCCATTCTCTAAAAGGTTCGTGTGAATGTGACGAAGATTGCCAGTGTGACTGTGACGTATGTGGCTGTGAAGAAACTAATCTATGGGCTGTAGATTTAGTTGAAGAGTGTGCTTGTGGTGATGGACATTGTAGCTGTGGAGCGGCCCCTTATGAAACTAAATAGACAAATACTTATTAAAGGGATTACCACAGGAATGGAACTTGCAAGTTTCTTTATGAAAAAAGATATGTCTAGGTATACTATTTCTATTACTGATGTAGTTGATGCAGGAAAAGATTCGGGAATGGTAATGCTATCAGTTATAGATGCTCTTAGAGATGGTAAGTTAAGTCCTGAAGAAACTTTAGAATTAGCTGAAAGGTTAACGTCTACTAAAAGAAGTTTAGATAAAGCTATTACTACTCTTATTAAAGATCTGAAAGATCATGCAATTGAACAAACACAGGAATGATTAATAATAACGAAGAAAAATATAAAGATTTATTAGAAGCTGTTAGACCATTTTTTCCTAATGATCCTATACAAGCCTATACTGTGGTTACTGAAAAGATTGGCCCCATATTTAATGAAGTTTTATTACAGTTACTATGGAGACAGTTAGAATTGGAACACGGCCCCAAGTTGGTAGAGACTTTACCTTATGAAGTATTTGTGCAACGCTTTAATATGAATTAGGAACTCCCCCGCTAAGTCTGGGGAGTAAGGAGGTGATCCTGTTTCACCGAGGGGGCATCTGAAAATGGTGCCCCCAATTATTTGACAGGTTGCCAACGTTGTGTTAAAGTGAAAGAACAAATTTTTGGAGGTGCGTATGAATATAGAAGATGCTGGAAGTGCCCTATTTTTCTTTATGGTGTTTGGCTTGTTGGCTTCCCTAATCGTATGAACATGGATGACGATAATAGACCAGCACCTGAATGGGCGGCTTTAGGTTCTCAATTACTAGAGGGGTCAATGACGGAACTTGCTTATGCGGAAGCAACCCGTTTATTACAGACCCCTGGAGTAGACCCAGCTTTGTATATGCTCTTTTGTTCGTTACCCCAAGGGAGAATATGTATTGAACATCACTATCCTATTGGTGCTTGGACAGTCGAAGAGGTCAGAAGTCTTATGCAATGTGCTTTTATGTTAGGCACATACGTTAAGAAATCAATTGAGGCAGCGGAAAAGCTATGGTAATGTCTTATTTAGTTACGTCTAATGCAGAATATCATGAAAGGATTAATGAGATTGAGGAGAAGATTGATAAAATGTTGGACAAATTACAAGTTTTGGAGTATAATATTAATATAATATCCACAGCTTTAAACAAAGAATTGGATAATATTTCAGATATAGTTAGGTCTTTAAAGTAGTTTAGGAGGTAACTTGTATGGGAAGTTTAACTCAAGTAGAAATCCATGAAAAGATTTTATACCCTGTTACTAAAGTAATGGCGGGAAATGCTGGGGGAAGTGGGGTCTTAGTTTACAGTAAAGAAGACCCTGAGAAGCCTGGGGAATATATTAACATTGCCCTTACTTGTCAGCACGTTATTGATGGGGCGATTAAAGTATCTGAACAATGGGACAACATTCTTAAGAAAGATGTCAAGACTGATGTACTAGAAGAAGTTCGTATTGAAGTTTTTGATTA